TCTCTCAAGGAAAATACGCCCAGGCCCAGAAACTGTTGGATGGGGTCCTGGCCAAGGACCCCGGCAACCCTCTGGCCCTGAATAACCTGGCCGCGGTGATGGTCGGCATGAAAAAATTCGATAAGGCCGATACCTATTTGAATCAGGCCCTACCCAAGGCCCAAGGCTACATGGTTGAGGTCAACCGGGTGTGCACCGTGGGCAACATCTGCATCGCCCTCAGCCCGGTCACCGGAAAAACGGGGAATCAGGAACTGGCCCCTTTAATCAAGATGAACATCGAGATGGTCAAAGGGATGATGGAAGCAAGTCCCATCCCCGGCAAGGGCCTGAGATAAACGATCCTTAAACTGCCGCCCCATTTTGGCCCCTTCCCGGGGCCTTTTTTTTGGGGGGGGTTCGGTTTTCGGTAAAGGCTGGAAGCGGGCTGAGGGGGGATGAGAGAATAAGTAGCTGGAAACGCGAGAAATGGAATAAAAAAGATGGGGAAAACGTGGGGAGGGAGTAAAGAGGGGAGGAGAAAATCAAACAAATGCACAAGTGGGAATTTTGGGGCGCGGCGAGGCGCCCCGTTTTTTTATTTCGCCCGCTTGTTTTCCTCGACCGCCGGAATATCCGGTTTGCCTCCGGCAGCCAGCCCGGTATCCGCTTCAGAGGCCCCATAAGTTGAGGAATAGTCTTTAACTATTCCTTTGGGATTGAAGGTCACCCGATACATCTGCTGCTGCATGTTGGCCCCTCCGGCGAAGGCGCCCACCACGGGAATAAAATTGATGGGCTTGGCGGTGGCGCGAACATAACGATAGGTGTAAGTGGTGTCCCCATTGCTACTGCGGGTTATCGACTCAGGGGAGCCGATGAGGGCGACCACCTGTTCTTTGGTGGTCTTGCCTTTTTCAATTTGATCGGCGGCCGCCTGGTCAATTTTGCGTCCAGAGGTAACGCAGCCCAGCAGGCAGGCGACCAAGAGAACGATAAGGAAATTACTAATCCGTCTTTGCATGGCTTCCTCGTTTAATCTACCTAAGGATTATTCTTTTTTTCGGCTACTGGAGAAGCCTCGGCCGGAGCGGGAGGCGAAGGCGCAATGGCTGGACGCCCGGCGGTTTGGGCGCCGATCCATTCCTCCTGGGTCATGATCGGATTGGGCTGCAAGCCGAATTTCTCCCTTTCAAGGTTGACCTTTTCCATATCTACCCTATAAGTGGCATAAGTCTTGAGATCGGCGGAGCGCTGGGCCTTTTCAGCGGATTCGGTTTTGGCTCCGCTCATTTTATAGGCGCCATAGCCGACTGCGGCAGCCAGACAGCCCTGGACAGCCAAAAACGCACCTAAGGAAAGGACAAAAAGAAGTTTTTTAAATTGCATTGTTCAACCCTCCTGTTTTCTAATTAAGTCCGCCAGGCGCTGGATAACTACCGCGGCGGGGTCTTTCTTCTCTGAATCCAAATATTCATAAAGGTAAGCCGCCAGTTGTGCTTCGCCGAAATCAGATAATAGATGAGGTTTTCTTTTGGTAAATTGCCGGGCCAGGAAGATGGCCCGGGCCAAGGTCTCGAAATTGAGAGCAGACGGCCTGGTGGTGGATTTTTCCTGAACTTCTTCCAGGAATTGGGGTGCAGGTTTTTCGTCCACCCGCAGAAGCCATTCTATTGTAACCTCGCCATAATCTGCAATTTTTTGCAGCGTTTCCTTGTCAGGAATCCTGCCTGTTTCATATTTCCAAACGGTCCCCTGGGTTACTCCAATAATTTTTCCAAATTCAGTTTGAGTTAATTCGCCCCGAATTCCCTTGATTTTTCCTTGCAGATCAGGAAAAAATCCAGAAAGGGATTTTTTTCTTGACATATAAATATTAATATTCCAATATCGGATTGTCAAGTCAAATTGTTTACCAAACATACCGCGGCGCAGGTGGAAATTCAAGGAGAGATTTCGGACGGCCACGAGCGGAGCAAGGATGCGATGAGCAAAGTGCGGCAGCGAAACCTGTTTGAGGAGCCGGGCACCGGGGGAAACTGGCTGGAACGGCCACCCCTCAACCCCCGGCCGCGGCTGAAGGAGGCGATCCGCCAGATGCTAGCGGGGTGCCGATTCAGCCGGCCGCAGATCGCGGAGCGCATGAACCTGGCCTTTAAGGCCGAGGGATTGCCCAACCGGGTGAGCGTGCCCCGCCTGGACGCCTGGGCCGCGGACAGCAAGGGCAACCTCCCGGAAACCGCAGAGGTCCCGGTGCTGTGCTGGGCGGCGGAGTCGGCGCTGCCCCTGGCGGCGCTGAACGGCTGCCTGCGGCTGCGGCTGATTAATGAGGAGGAAGGGCGGCTGCTGGACCTGGCCAAGACGGAGCGGCAGATCAAGATGCTGAGCCGGAGACGGCGGCGCCAGGAAAACGAGTTAGAGGTGGAATGATGGGCAAGGACAAATTCACCAAGCGCAAGGAATGGCGGCGGCTGATCCGGGGGGAGATGGTGAAGCGCGGCATCTATGCCAAGGATATCGCCAAGCAGCTGAAGATCACCGCAGGTGCGGTCTCCAAAGGCTACGGGGTGCCCAGGATCCAGGAGGCGCTGATCGAGGCCGGGGTGCCGGCGCGGCTATTCAATGGCAGGAGGGCCGGATAGATGGCCGAGGCACGAGACCTTTCCATTGCTGCGGTGGAGAAGGCGATGCGGGTGGTGGAGTTTCTGGGCCGGGGGGATGTCCTGGGCTGGAAATCGGTGCGGGAGGTGGCGGCCGGGGCGGAGGTCAGCAACGATGAGGCCCTCCGCCTTTTGCATACCCTGGCCAAAGGTAAATGGGCCGAGCAGAGCAAAAGAGGTTTTCGGCTGGCCGCCACCGGGTTTCTGGAAATCCTGCGGTCTATGCAGGAATATTTTATCCGCCTGGCGAAAAGTTATGGGGTGAAGCTGAAGATGCCAGGCCTGAAGGAGAGATAGATGGCAACCGCGGCAGTGGCGAGGATCGGGAAACGCACAGGCGAGACGCCTGTGCCACCAGGGGCAGAGGGAAAGAGCGCAGGCAAGATGCCGGTGCCACCGGAACAGGGGAACGAGGACCTGGAGCGGGAGCTGGCGGAATTTGCAGCAGGGCGGCCCTACGATGAGGCCAGGGTGATCGAGCGCACCCAGGCGGGCTTCACCCAGGGGGTGCACGGCTTCTACCTGGCGGGCCTGGGGCTGAATTTAATTCATAGGCATGAAAGTGTCCAGACGTTTGGACAGATTTTAGAGGAACATTTTCCTGGAATCAGTCGAGCCGGAGCCTATGCCTATATGAAATTCGCCCGCGCCGCCTCTGCACTTCCCAACTTCAAGCAGTTCGCCCTGGCGAGTGGCGGCTATTCCAAGGCCCTGACCATGCTGGAGGTCTGCTCCGGGGAAGAGGTGCAGGAGTTCGAGACGACCGGCGACGTGCTGGGCTACACCGCGGAAGATCTTCGCCTGATGAGCGCCCGGCAGATGCGCCAGGCCCTGCTCCGGGCCCGGGAGAAGGAGAAGGCCTCGGTGCGCCGGGAGACGGCCAAGGCCGCCGGCGAGATCGCCGAGCTGCGGGACCAGGTCCGGGACCTGGCGGCCCAGGTGCCCGGCGAGACGCCGGTGGACGCGGCCATGGCCCTGATCAGGCGCGCCGAAGAGAAGGTGCTGGACGGCCTCAGGATGCTGGGCAACGTGGAGCGCCGGACCATCGCCACCTCCCAGGTGGTGCGGGACGCCATCTACGGGCTCTCGGGGCTGGCCTACCGGGTGTTGGAGAACCTGTCGACGGAGATCAGCGAGCTGGCGGCGGCCGCGGAGGAGGATCAAGATGCTTGAGGACAAATATTACGAAACAGGGCAGCAGCGCGGGCATTTAACCGCAGAGCTGGAAGAAGAGATCGATGCCTTAATCATAAAGTTAAATGATGCTGGCGTCATCTTCAATATCCAAGTAGATCCCGGCCCCGATGCGAAAGGGTGGAATCGAGCGAATATAGCGGACGCATTTTTCTTCATCCAAATGCTGGCGGAAAAGTGGGTTCTATCAACACAGGAGCTCGCGGCCGCGGAGGAGGGGGACAGTGATCAGTGATCAGTGGCCAGTGATCAGTAAAGGCAAAGCCAAAAGGAAGGGTTGGCGGGCCGCTGCGGCGCCCGCGGAGGGGGGGGGGAAGATGGCGATCATATTTAGGGGGCGCTGCCGCCGACGTTGCAAGTGCCGTCCCTGTAATATCTGGGTAATCCAACGAGCTTGCTGCTACTCAACTTTTGACGGCTCTTGGCCTCCGTTTTCCTACGTGGTCTGTCGTAAATGCGGAGTGATTTGGAAAACCAAGGCTAAATATGTGGACGGGGCGCAGACTGCCCCGGAAAATTGGCATAGCCTTATCCAGGAGGAGGCGCAAGATGTGGATGCTGGTTAAGATCATCCTTCTTTTACTGGTGCTGGGCGTGGCCTTCCTGATGGGCTGGGTCTGCTGCGCCTTGTTGATCGTGGACAAGCTGCCCTCTCCCCACGCCGAGAAGCCCGACGATGCCCGAAGCTGATCTGCGGGTCCTGGCCCAGGTCGTCGAGGATTACGAGGCGGCCCCCCACGGCCAGAAGCGGGCGGTCCTGGAGACTCGCCTGGCGCTGCTGGGCATCTCGGAGGGCACCTTCTTCCGCTGGCGGGCCCGCTGCGGCCGGCGGGACTACGAGCGCAAGATGCCGACGACCCGGGGCCTGGTGCAGGCGCCGGAGCGCCGGGAATGGTGCCGACAGATCATGCTTCTCAAACATTCGCCCGAGAAGGGGGTGCGCCCCCTGACCACCGCAGACGCCATCAGCCTGGCGGTGCAGTGGGGCCGGGTGCCCCCGGAGGCGGCCCTGGTTCCGGAGGGCAGCTACAACCGCCTGGCCCGGCTGATGCGCCTGCGGGACGAGCCCCGCCGCGGCGTGCGCTGGGAGGCGCCCTACGCCAACCACCTGCACCAGGTGGACGCCTCGGGGTCTGAGCATTTTTATCCGCACCGCCGGTCGAACGGCGAGTGGATCTTGAAGTTGCGGCCCAAGCCCCGCAAGAACAAGCCGACGCCCGAGGGGCGCCAGCGCCTGTGGTACTGGGGGCTGGTGGATGATTTTTCGGGCTGCCGCATGGCCCGGGTGGTGGTGGCCCCGGGCGAGAGCGCCCTGGACGGCCTGGACTTCCTGCAGTTCGCCTGGTGCAAGGAACAAGCCCACGCGCCCCTGCGGGGCATCCCCCTGATCCTCTACATGGACAACGGCGTCCTGGCCCGGCACCACGCGGTGCGGCGCTTCGCGGCGGATTGCGCGGTCACCATCCGCACCCACGAGCCGGACCGGGCCCAGGCCACCGGCAAGGTGGAGACGGGCTGGCGGGATTTCTGGCGGCGCTTCGAGAGCCTGTTCATGGCGCTGCCGGATTGGCGGACGCGGGAGATCAAGCTGAGCGACGTGCAGCAGCGGCTCCAGTGGTTCGTGCGCGGCACCAACCAGCGGGACCACCGGCACCTGCCGGGGAGCAAAGAGGAGGCCTGGCTGGCCAGCGTCCGGGAGCGCGGGGGGCTCGTGGATATCGACCCCGGGGCCTTTGGGGCGGTCTTCCGGGATTTCCGGCGCACCCTGGATGACGCCGGGGTCTTCGATTTTCAGGGTAAGCCCTACCAGGTGAAGGAGATCCAGGCGTGCCCGGTGATCGTCTACCAGCAGCTCACCCGGGAGGGCAGCCCGGCCCTCGTGGTGGAGGACCGGCGGGACGGCCGGAGATATGCGGCGCAGCCCTTCGTGATCCCCGCGGCCAGCGATTGGAAGACGGTGGCGCACACCCCCCTGGAAAATCTATTGAAGGATGATCCCTGGAAGGACACCCGGCCGCCGTTGCCGGATTGGTCGCCGGGGACGGAGTTAGGGCGCCCGCTCCCCGCCAACGTGGTGGCGCTGCCGCCCCGGGCCGCTTCGGTGCGGGAGAGCGGTTTCGAGATGCCGGAGGGGGGCGGACACACGGGTCCGCCCCTACAAACCCTGGAGGAGCTGGCCGCGGGCGTGGAGTTGATCGATCGATCGATCGATCGATCGACCGATCAAGAGAAGCTCTTCGCCACGCCCCTGGAGCGTTACGAGGCCATCGTGGGCGCCGAGGCCCGGGGCGAGAAGCTGACGGGCGCCGACGGCGAATTCCTGGCCTGGTTCCGGGCGGAATACGCCGAGATGCTGAGCCTGATGGAAGCGCCCCGGGCGAGGTTGGCGGTGGTGGAGTAGTTATCAGTTGCCAGTTGCCAGTTATCAGAAAAAGTAAAAAGGCAAAAGTAAAGAAAGGCAAATTATGAAATACGAAATAAAAGATGCGGCTGAATTAATGATGCAGGAATGCCAAGTTGCCATGAATATGTTTGGCCCTTTCAATTCTGCTCATGAGGGATATGCAGTAATTCTTGAAGAAATGGATGAGCTTTGGGAAAAAATCAAAAGTAAGAGTTCCACGCCAGATGAAATCTGCGAAGAAGCGATCCAGGTGGGGGCCATGGCAATGAGGTTTATCGTGGATCTCATTGCAGCCTATGCCCCGTTACTTTCTACGGAAAACGGAAAAGGGAAAACGGGAGGGTAAATGCGACCGGGAATCATCCACACCGATAACGTCCGCCGGGGGCTGTTCGCGGTGGCCGAGTTGAGGCGCCGCTGCGGCCAGGCCTCCAAACGCAACCTGCTGGTCCTGGAGGGACTGACCGGGGCCGGCAAGACCTGCTTCTCCGAATGGGTCTACACCCAGAACACCGAGATGCACTACCTGGAAGCCGACCCGGACTGGACCGCCTCCTGGCTGATGCGGGACGTGGCCGGAGCGCTGGGACACCCCCGGGGGCATTCCATTGAGGCCAACAAGCGCCAGGTGGTGGAGGGCCTGAAAAGCGGCCTGCACATGCTGATCCTGGATGAGGCCGACCGGGTGATCCGCTCGACCCGGCTCCTGGATACGGTGCGGGGGCTGCACGACGCCGGGCTGCCCCTGATCCTGGTGGGAGAGTCCGGGGCCTGGGGGTCGATCTGCCGCAAATCGCCGCGGTTTGCCGACCGGGTGGGGCAGGTGCTCACCTTCGGGCCGGTGGCCGCCGCGGAGATCGAGGCCGCGGCCCGGGACCTGGCGGACCTGCGATTGACGCCCGACCTGGCCGCCTATATCCAGCAGCAGGCCGGGGGCAATTTTCGCCGGGCCATCAAGATCCTGGAGGAGCTGGAGGGGGTGGCCAAGGCCAACGTCAGCGAAAAAGGGGAGATCACCCGGGCCGGGATCAACCAGGCCCTGAAGAACCTGCAGCTCTCGGCGGACCGGGAGCAGCGGCGGGTGGCCCGCAGGGCCGCGGCGGGAGGAGGGTGAAAAGACAGTGATCAGTGATCAGTGATCAGTAAAGGCAAAGGAGGGTGAAATGGCGTTTGAGATGGCGGAAAAATTAAGGGAGGGTTGGGGTTGGCCCGCTAATTCAAGGAAGGCGCATTATTTCATCTATGGCAAATCTAGCCGTGGTGAGTGGCTTTTTGCGGCCGATGCTCTTTGCGGGCGCATGATGTTTGCCGGGGCTCTTGAGGAAGGGGGAGATGGCAGCCCAGATAATTGTGCCGAATGCAAGCGGCGACTCAAGCGTCTCCAGGAAAAAAGGGCGCCCAAATGAGCGCCCCGGAGATCTCCGCCGAGGCGGTCAAGGGGGTGCTGGCGGGGCAGCGCCTGGCGAGCTTTGAGGACATCTGCCAGTCCCTCGATATCCCCAGGGCGGATTGGCAGGGCCGGGCCCGGGTGCGCAACTACCTCCACGTCATGGTGAAGTCTGGCCAGGTGAGCCTCACGGCCGGGGCGCCCCTCTACCGCCTGGAGCGGAGCCGGCACCGGGTGCAGGAGAAGCTCTGGCGGGCCATCATTCTCAAGGCCCGCAAGGCCGAGGCGTGGTGCTACGCGGACGTGGCCCGGCTGGCCGGCTGCTCGCTGGATTACGCCAAGAAATACGCCGAATTTCTGGAGGGGCGCGAGCTGGTGGTGCACGCCGGGGTCGAGTTTCACACCCTGTTTTTCCGGCTGGCCCCGGGGCTGGAGCAGCTCACCGCCCCGGTCTGGAACCGGCGAGCTGAAAAGCGGCGCAGGCAGTGATCAGTGATCAGTAACCAGTGATCAGTAGGGGCGGCTTCTACCCGCCCGGAGGGAAGCATGGCGGAAAAGAATTGCGGGACCTGCAAAAAATGGTCCCGGAAAGAACCTCCTGCAAAGATGGGCCGCTATGGGAAGATGGTGAGCGACAGGGATTCTCCCTTACGGCGATGTCTCAGCTTCCCAAATTTCTTTACCTTGCCGAACTTTATCTGCCAGCGCCATGAGCCCAAGGAACCCAAGCCATGAGCCAAAAGATCCGGGTCAATGCCGGGCGCACCCTCTTCTACTGCTGGTCCTGGGACCAGCTGGAAGAGCCTGCGCAAGCTGCGGCGCTGCTTCGAGGAGGGCTGCCAGCGCATGTACGAGCCGGAGGGCGAGCATTTGAGAAAAGTTGCCAGTTGCCAGTTGCCAGTTGCCAGTAAAGGCAACGGCAGGGAAAGATTTCTGGGAACTGGGAACTGATAACTGGGAACTGAGAGGGAAAGACGATGGCAACGGATATTCTGGCGGCCTGCGTGGTTCTGGCGATCTGGGTCCTGGCGCTCTATGGCCTTTACGGGCTGGCCCTGGTGGGCCGCGGTTGGCGGCGGCGCTGGCGGCTGCGGCGCCTGGGGCGGCTGCGTTTCGAGAGGGGGTCATTATGGCTGAAGAATTAGCGGCGCGGCTGCTGGCGGAGATGGAGTGGCACCGGGGCTATCCCCGGCGCATCGGCATGGCCGAACTGTGGCGCAAGGTTTACCACCTGCCCTGCCATCACCGGATCAACGACACGTCGCCCTTGCGGGTGCTGATCCGCAAGCTGCGGCGCCAGGGCCACCCCATCTGCTCCACCTGCGACAAATACGACCCGGGGTACTGGATGGCGGAAACCCCGGAGGAATTGGCGGAGTTCGCGGCCCGGCACCAGCGCCGGGGCCTGACGTCGCTCTCCCAGGCCGCCAGCATCATGCGGATCACCATGCCGGAGCTGCTGGGGCAGTTGAAGCTGGAGGAGGAGCAAAGAGCATGAACGGACTGGTGAAGTGCTCCCGCATGGGCAAGGAGATCCAGCTCTCGGCGGGGCAATGCGGGCGTAATTACCAGGAGGCGGAGGAGTGGCAGGAGCTGGGCTGGCCGCTGTATGTGCGGGCAAAATGTCTCGGCTGCCGGAATGGGGCTGCAATCCTGGCTCCCCCCTCCCGGCCTGCTTCTGTAGGGGCGGCTTCCAGTCGCCCGGGGCGGGTAGAACCCGCCCCTACAACCGCAAACCGCCCCGTAGGGCGGGAAAGCGCAGCGCATCCCGCCATTGTAGGAGTGCATCCCACGCCCCAGCCGGCAATCAGGCCTGACTGCCGCGTCTGCGGGCTGCCGGGCTGGGGCAAATCGGGATTGTGCTTCGAGCACCTGCTGGCGCAAAGCCTGTTACGGGTGGAACAAAAGCGGGCCTGCCAACGCCGCCATGTGGCGCGAAAGCGAGGTATTAATGCCGATCTATGACTACCAATGCGTGGACTGCGGCGGCCGGGATCAGCGGGTGGCCGGGGTGGACGACGCCACCGCCCTCTGCGTCGCCTGCGGCGGCCTGATGCTGCGGCTGGACGAGGACGTCTTCCGGCCCTATTTCGAGGAGATTGAACATGGCACGGAAACGGGTTGAGGGCGCCATCCGGGATTGGGAAGGCGCCGTCGCGGCGCTGCGCAAAATCGGCAGCCTGGAGCGGGGCATCGAGCTGGCCGAGGCCTCCCTGCAGGAAACCATCGCCCAGGCCAAGGAGCAGGCGGCCAGCTACGTAAAGATGCTGCAGGTCGAGATCAAACTGGCCGCCCTGGAATTGAAGGCCTTTTGCGAGGCGCGCCAGGCGGATCTCGGCCCCAAGAAATCGAAGGCCCTCAATTTCGGGGTGCTGGGATTCCGCTGGTCCACCAAGATCATGCTCCCCCGGAGCGAGGCCGCCCTGGCCGGCGTGCTCACCATGCTCAAGGCCCTGGAGCAGCGGCAGTGCATCCAGACCAAGGAAACCATCCTCAAGGATGAGGTCAAGAAGCTGGGCGAGAAAAACCTGGCGCAGCTCGCGGCCGTGGGCCTCCGCAAACAGGCCGGGGACGCCTTCTTCTATGAGATCAACCGGGAAAGGATAGTGGCCAGTGATCAGTGATCAGTTGCCAGTAAAGGCAAAAGCTGAGGGCGAGGAGGTCATCCTGCAGGAGATCGCTGACGAAATGGGCGTTAGCCGGGGATATATCAAAAGGATTTTGGCAAAGGCCCTGGCCAAGCTGCGCCATCCCAGCCGGGCCAGGTTTTTGAAGCCGTTTTGGGATGAGCTCTGAAATGGGTCTAATTCGCTCCATTTCTTATAACCAGGACGAGATCTTGCAAAACATCGTCTTCCTGCATACCGGACCGCCCGAATGTGACGTGACCTACGGCCGGGGCGGCTTTTACCATCATCTGCCCCGGCCGCGCTTATGCTTCGACATAGAGCCGCTGCAGCCGGAAGTGATGCAGGCCGACGTGCGCTGCCTGCCCCTGGGAAACAACAGCCTCGCCAATGTCTTTTTTGATCCGCCCTTCCTGCTGAAAAGCGGCTCCCATTCCATCCTGAAAGAGCGGTTTGGGAAAATCGACGGGCAGTTTAAGGACCTGCTGGGGTTTTATTATCTGGCCATGCTCGAAGTGCACCGGGTGCTGCGCCCCGGCGGCTGGCTGGTCTTCAAGTGCCAGGACATGGTGTCATCCGGGGTCAATAACTTCAGCCACGTGGAGATCTACGCCATGGCCCTGACCTTGGGGTTCGTGCCCAAAGACCTCTTTATATTATTGGCCAAGGGCCGCATGATCTCCCCCTTGCACAAGGTGCAGGTGCATTGCCGGAAATTCCATAGTTATTTCTGGGTGTTTCGGAAGAAACGCAAGTGATGAAACCCATATCCCGCCCCCAGCAGAAGAAGATCCAGGTGATGCGGCGGCAGCTCTTCGGGGCCGACGACGGGGCCTACCGGGAGATGCTGGGCGCCTTTAAGGTGCAGAGCAGCTCGGAGCTGAGTTTCGCCCGGGCGGGGATGGTGATCGAGCACCTGGAGGAATGCGTAGGGGCGGGTTCTACCCGCCATGGGCGGCTGGAAGCCGCCCCTACGAAAACCGGGGGCAGGCTCCGGCGCGCCAATGCGGAGCAGCTCCGCGAGATCCGGCGGCGCTGGGACGTCTTGAGCACCGCCCTACCCCACGAGCGGGAGGGCGCCCTACGGCGATTCCTGCGGCGCCGCTTCCACGTGGCCGCGCCGGAATGGCTCTCGCTGTCCGAGGCCCAGAAGGTGCTGAACGGGCTGAAGGCCATGGCGGCGAGGAAAGTGGCCAGTGGCCAGTAATCAGTGATCAGGGGAACTTCCAATGCTTGAGGGCGTTGACCTGGATGATTTTTTTGCCGGGTTCTTTCCGGCCCGGGCCTCCTTTGATGAGGATATTTTAATTCACCAAGGGGCAGCCCTCCGGGCGGGAGCTGGAATGTCTGGCGAACTTGAAGGAATGGGAAGCGGGGCTGGAATTGGCCGAGGCGCTGGAGGCGGTCCCAGAAGACGCCTTCAGGCAGGCAGGCAGGCTCTCTCTTATGACGCCAAAACCATGTCCCGGGCGGTGGCCAAGGCCCTGGGGCTGATATAGGCGGGATGCGCTTCGCTTTCCCGCCCTATAAGGAGGAAGGACATGGGAAATTTTTATGAGGAGGTCATCAGGAAGGACCCGCGGTTTATGGCGACCGCGGCGATCCGGGACGTGAACCTGCTGGAGCCGGTGACCCGGGCGGCGGTGGCGGCCATCCTGGCGGACTCCCTGGCCGCGGGGCTGGAGCTGATGGTCTTTGAGACCTACCGCAGCCAGGAGCGCCAGAGCCTGCTGTTCGACCGGGGCGCCACCCAGCTCCGGACGGTGGGGGTGCACCACTATGGCCTGGCCTGCGACATCGTCAAGGTGGTCAAGGGCCAGTCCTCCTGGGACGGCGACTTTTCCTTCCTGGGGCGCCTGGGCAAGAAACACGGCCTGATCTGGGGCGGCGACTGGGGCACTCCCAAGAGGTCGCACAGCTTCCGCGATTACGACCACGTGCAGCGGTGCACGGTGGCGGACCAGGAGGGCCTTTTCAGCGGCGGCTGGTATCCGGCCCAGGATTATGACCCTTATGCTTCGCTGTTCGGGTCGCCCCTACAGGCGCAGGCGGTTTACCGCCTGGGCAGCAAAGGGGAAGCGGTCTTCAAGATCCAATGCCGCCTGAAGAACCTGGGCTATTTCCCCACCGGCCGCACCGACTGGATCTACGGCCCGGAGACCGCAGAGGCGGTGGCGGCCTTCCAGAGGGGACACGGCGGCCTGGTGGTGGACGGCGAGTGCGGCCCCGCCACCCTGGCGGCCCTGGAGATCACCTTATAATGGCGGCGGCGCTGCTCTGCGCCATGCTGAGCCTCCAGGGGGCCGCATTGGGCGCGCCCGTAGGGGTGGGTTCTACCCACCCGGGGCGGACACATGGGTCCGCCCCTACAGCCACCATTACCGCCTACTGCCTGGCGGGGCAACGAACCACCAGCGGCAAACGCGTCTATCCCGGCTGCCTGGCGCTGTCCCGGCCCCTGGCCCGGCGCCTGGGCCTCAAGAGCGGCCGGGGGACTTATGATTATCGCTTCGGGACCCGTATTATGGTGGAGGGCGTCGGCTGCTTCGTGTTCGACGACCTGATGCCCCCCAAGTGGCAGAAGCCGCGGGTGGATATCCATTGCCATACGATGCGGGAGTGTCGGGAATTCGGGGTGAAGAGGGCCAGGGTCTGGATAGTTCAAAGTTCAAAGTTCAAAGTTCAAAGTTTAGGGGGATAATATGGCCTGGCATCCGGGAGTGGCGGCGGCGGGGCAACAGGAGCGCTTATTGCGGACAGATCAGGTGGCCAAGATGCTGCAATGTTCGCCACGGCAGGTGCGGCGGCTTTTCCGGGAAGGCAAATTATCGGGAATTGCCTTGGGAGTGCGCCGCATAAGGTTCTACCGATCCGATGTAGACGCCTATCTCCATTCCCTCAACACCGAGTAGGGGCGGACCCATGTGTCCGCCTCCAGAGGGCGCACACGCGGGTGCGCCCCTACAGCGGCCCTTCGGGGCCATTTTTTTGCCCCCACATCACTTTAACGGACATAGCGGTCATAGCGGACAACAAAGTTCTTGCATTTGTGCTTGAATAGGAATCATCGGCTCTACACTGATCACTGATCACTGTTTACTGATTACTGGAGGCTAACATGGACCTGAGCGGCATCAAAGGCGACCTGAAGACTACGGTGATGGGCGGTGTGGCCATCGCGGCCACCGTGGCCCTGATCTTCAAGGCGATTGATCTCCAGACCTGGATGGCCGTCTGCGGCTTCGCCCTGGGCGGCGGCCTGGTGCTGACCAACAGCAGCAAGCCCCCGGCGCCCCCGGTGCCCTGATGGGGCGCCCTTCCTCGATCTTCGAGGGCCTGGACGGCGACGAGCAGAAGAACCTGCCCTTTCTGCTGGACCGGGTTTACACCCTGCTGGGGAGCGACCTGGACCGTATAGACCTGCAATTCAGGGGGAAATTGGCCGAGCAGGAGACTCAGATCAAGCACCAGGAAAGCGAGCTTAAGAAGCAGGGGGGCCGCTTGCAACGAATCGAAAACTGCCCCTGCGCGGTGCACCGGGACCCGGCCCACCGCTGCCCGGTCCTGGACATGAAGGAAAAATTCGATGATGAGATCGGCAAGATCAGGCGGCGGCTGTCCTGGTGGGCCGGGGGTTTCACCTTCTTCATCGGGGCCGTCCACCTGCTGGCCTATTTTTGCTGGCCCCTGTTGAGGAAATGAGCATGGATAGCCGGGATATCCTGGAACTGGCCCAGAAGGGCGCCCTGGCCAAGAAGAGGGAGCGTTACCGCGAGCTGCTCACGGAAATCGACTCCAAACTGGCCACCATCCAGCGGGCCAGCCTGATGCTGCTGCCGGGGAACCTGGACGATATCAAGGATGAGGAGATCCTGCTGGCGGCCCGGGGGCTCCGGGAGCTGCTGGCGGAGGCCCGGCCCCTGAAGGCCGAGTTGGAAAAGGCCGGATTCTATGGCTGGTAGGAAGGAAGAGGCCTATTTCCCCGAGGCCGAGAGGCTTTACATCAAGGAAAACCTGACGATCAAGCAGATCATCGCCAGCGGGATCCCGGTCTGCGAGAACACCCTCTATGATTGGAAGAAGAAGGGTGGCTGGGAGGAAAAGCGGCGGGCCCATCTGGCGTCGCCCCGGGACCTGGCAGCCCTCATGCGGGCCTCCCTGGATATCTATCTCAAAACCCTGGAGGAGCAGGCGCAGAAGGGCGTCCTGGACCACGCCACCTTCGACGGCATCTCCAAGGCGGTGGCGGCCATCAAGGCGGTGGAGCGCCAGGGCGCCGATATCCGCATGATGAGCGTGGAGGTGATGCGGCATTATACCGATTTCCTCAAGGCCCAGGAGATCCCGGCCGGCGAATTGCAGCTCCACGGCGAGCGCATCCGGGCGTATTTCCAGTCATTGGAGTAAACGCGCTTTTGTAGGGGCGGGTTCTACCCGCCCAGGGCGGCTTTTTTGTAGCTGCCGCCCCTACAATCCCAACCGGAGGATAAGGAAATGAGACGGATCAAGTTCTGGCAAGTGAAGGGAATGAGGCCGATCAATTTTAGGTCTCTGTGGGCATTACTGCTGGTCGCAATGCTGCTGCTGGCCCTGGCCCTGGGCGGTTGCTCCGCGTTCGGGGTATTCAACTCCAAGGCCAAGGCGGATATCGCCAAAGTCGAGACCTTCCTGGCCCCGCTGATCGCCGACGTCCAGAAGGGGCTGACGGCCATCCAGGCCGATTATCCCTTCTGGAGCGCCCTGGTCCGGGGGTCTTTGCAGGTGGTGGGGGTGAAGGTCACCCAGGCCCAGATGGATGCGGCGCTGCCCTATATCGCCGCGGCGGATACCGACCTGGGCGTCCTGGGGAAGGCCATCGCCTATAATCAGAACCCCACGGCCAACTCCCCGGTGACCGCGGCTGACGTGCAGAACGCCGTCAACTCCACCACCACGGCGCTCCCGGTCCTGAAGACCACGGTGCTGGCCAACCCGGCAGTAGCGGTACTTTACCAGGCCTATGTGGCCGGCCAGACCAACCTGCCGGCGCCCGCGGCGGCGGCCGCGGCGGTCCCTACTTCTTAGGGCGGCTAGAAGCCGCCCCTACGGCGGGAGGCGGCGCGGGGCCCGGGCAGCTGTCGTGGCCCAGGGCCGCGCCCACCCGGAACGGCCAGGACGCCTGGGATGATCCCGAAATTTCGGGGTCAAGCTCCATGCACTTTGAGGTCAATCTCGACCTGGAGAATCTGGGCGGACTCCTTAAAGGGCTGGGCCATGACGAGCAGGATTTCGGCATGGATTATATCCCGCCGGGAGTGCTGGACCAATGACTAAGCTGCTCCTCTGGCTTTTAGGGCTTTTTGGCTACCGGAAGGAAGAGGCGGCCGTGGCGGCCTATCAGGCCGAAGGGCAGAAGGAGGAGGCCGCGGCCGTTGAAGAGAAGGCGCACGAGATCCAGGAGATTCAAGCCAGGGTGCAAGCCCGGGAGGACCGCGACCATGAAAAGGTGGCCGCTGCTGCTGATCCTGACGCTGCTGCTACTGAGCAGCTGCGCCGGGACGGCATCATTACCGCCAAGGGCGAAAATGAGCCCGGAGGCGGTGGCTAAGACCCATCTGCCCCGGCCGCTGGTGCATATTCAGGCCAGGGATGCGGACAACCCGGTGGTCCTCAAAGAGGCCCTGCACGACTTCAAACTGCAATCAGATGCAGTGTATGACGACTATTTGAAAAGATAATCGCCCGGGCGGCTAGAAGCCGCCCCTACAGCAGGAGGCCATGATGCGGAAAGTAAAACTATTATTGGTGGTGGTCCTGGCGGCATTGCTGCTGGGGCTGCTGCCCTGCGGCTACGACACCGTCAGCGTGCCCAGCACCGGGGCGGTGGCGCTGCCCCGCGTAGGCTTCAACGGGATGGTGGTGAAGGCGGCCCGGGTGACCAACATCGGCACGGTCCTCATCTATTTCCGGGTGGACGGGGGCGCGCCCACCACCAGCACCGGCGATACCATCTACCCCGGCGGCGGCGCCAACCTGGAAAGCCCGGCGGAGGTCAGCCAGTTCCAGGCCATCGCCGCCAGCGGCACCGGCAGCCTGGCGGTCACTTACTTCCAGTAATCAGTAATCAGTAATCAGTGATCGGTTTTTTGCCTTTGCTTTTACTGATTACTGATCACTGATCACTCTAAACGGGAGTTGTCATGAAACGCTCATTAGCTTTGCTGGCCATAATCCTGGCCATCTGCGTGGCCCTCCCCGCGGCGTATGCCCTGCAAAAGATCCCTGCCAAGAGCGGGCCCACCACCGACGCCGTCCCCGAGGGTTCGACCAACTTCTATTATACCAATGCCCGGGCCCGGGCCGCCATCTCCAGCGCCTTTACCGGCCTGACCTACAATGCCGCCACCGGGGTCATCGGCGGCCAGGTCAGCCTGACCGCGGACGTCTCCGGCATCTTGCCGGCCGCCAACGGCGGGGCGCTCGATGCCGTGCCGGTGACCGTCTATGCCGCCGGGACCGCCTATGCCCTGACGGCCACGCCCGCGGCGGTGACCTTCGGCACCACGTCACCGGCCCTGACGCTGCCCGCGGCCGGCACCTATCTGATCCGCTACCGGGCGCACGTGGAATACGCCGGAGCCACCTTCGCGGCCAGTGAGACCGCCACACTAAAGCTGCACCGCACCAACAATACGGCCGCGGACCTGAGCAACTCCCCGGCCACCGCGGTGGCCGCCGTGGTCACCACCGCCACCGGCACCCTGGCCTGGGTGATCAATGAAGTGGTTTACACCACCGCCAATGCCAATGACGCCATCGCCCTCTATGGCTCGGTGGCCGCCACCCCCAGCGCCGGGGCCTTGAACGTAGTGGAAGCAAGCATTATCGCCCAACAGCTCTATTAGGGGGCAGTGATTATATGCCGGATAAAATGAAAAAAATCCTGCGCGGGCTGCTCTATCTGGGGAAGGCGTATCTGCTGCTGGTGGGCCTGATCGTCACGGTGATGGTGGGCCGGCAGCTCTACCTCGACCGCCAGAGCAAAATCCCGATGGTCCGGGCCCAGCTTAACCTGGTGCTGCCGCCCGCAACCTTTACTAATCAACCCAACCAAGCAGGAGAACGCAAATGAACCGCAAATGGCAGGTATCTCTATTGGCGGTAGCCCTGGCCCTGGCCCTGGCGGTTTCCAGCTACGCCACCAGCTTCACCATGTCCACCATCCAGCGCCACGCTTGCGGGGCCACCATCGCCACCAATATAGGCTCCGGGCATCTGAGAGTCTATTCCGGCTCCGACCCCGGCGTGCAGAACGCCGTTACCGGCACTCTCCTGATCGACTGGACGCTTAATGCTTCCAATACGGATACCGGAGGGGTCACTACTTTAGGCGCGGTGACCAATGTCAATGCCTCCGCCACCAACACCGCAGCCTATTTTCGGATTACCGAATCTGACGGCAGCACGGCGCTTTTCGACGGCGATTGCAGCGCCACCTCCGGCAGTTTAACCCTGAACACTCTTAGCATCGTTTCAGGGGGCCCCTGTTCCCTGAGCGGCACGATCACGGTGCCCATCGGCAGCTAACATGAGACGTCTGCTCAAAATAGCCGCGACCCTGGCCCTGGGGTTGATCCTGCTGCTGGGATTGACCCCTGCGGCCCAGGCCGGGCGCCTCCTCACCTCCGGCTTTGAACTCAACTCCGTCACCGCGGGGGTGGAGTGGGATACGAACTATGGCACCATAGGGAATCCCGGCTTCTCCGTCCAGAGCGGCACCGCCATCAGCGGCAGCTATTCAGGGATGTTCGTAGCCGCGGCAGGAGGGACCGATGGCGGCTGCAATTTCACCATCCCGACGATGGCGAGCGGCCGCACTTACTACGTGCGATTTAATCTTCAGGTGCATACCTACCCGACGAGTGTTGATGGTTTTGTTCTTATTTCATATCTCAATTCTGGCAGTCCTGTTGCATTATCCCTTACTACTTCTGGAACATTGCAGTTAAACGCCCAGACGGCAAGCTCCGCATTAACCAAGGACGTTCCTCATTGTGTAGAATATTGTTACGGCTATACAAGCGGCACTGAAACCCTGAAAATAGATGGAGCCCAGATAAGCACCGGAACCGGGACCACGGGTGTTGCGGTCAACTCGGTTTTCTTCGGCGGCGACTATCAGACCAACAAGCCTACCGCCGGCCAATGGTATATCGACGACATCGCAGTAAACGATGACCAGGGCAGCTCTCAGAACACCTGGGCCGGCGCGGGCAACATTGGCCTGCTGCTTCCTGCCGGGGCCGGGGATAGCAATACCTGGCTGACCAATTCGGGCGGCTCCGGCACCACCAGCAACTACACCCTGGTCGATAAAATCCCGCCCAGCTCTTCCACCTATATTGAAGGCAAAACTACCTCTGCCATAGATTTATACACGGTCACACAATCGGTCGTCCCTTCCGGGGCCACGGTTAACGTGGTTAATTTAAACTGCTGGTATGCGGGGTCTTCCGCCTCCAGTGATAGCTCCTTTGAATTGGAACTGGAAAAGGCCACGGGCGGCGCCAAGACCACCAGCAGCGCCATCACCCCCAACTCCACGACCTATCAAAGAAATGCCAACGCAACTCCACGAACTTCGCCAATAACTTCCTATCTCGATCCCACCGGCTCGGCCTGGACTCCGACCACTATCGGCACCATGCAGATCGGAGCGATCATCAGCACCGGGGCCACCAACTACGCCAGGATTGCGGACCTGTGGGCCTATGTGGATTATACGCCCGCTTTTACTGCGGCGCTGGCTGGAAGCCTTACCCAGGCCTCGGCGTCTCTATCCGGAAGCTCCATTGTCTCCACACTGTCGGGGGCCTTGACCCAGGTCTCGGCGGCCTTGAGCGGCTCTTCTCTGGTGGCCGCCTTATCCGCCACGCTGACCATGGCGTCGGCGGCCCTCACCGGCAATCATGGGGTCGCGGGGACCATGGCCGCCACCCTGACCCAGGCCTCAGCCGCGCTCAGCAGCACCATCGTCGATTTCGCCGGTTCCCTGGCGGCAACCCTGACCCAGGCCTCAGCCTCCCTGAGTGGCTCTTCGCTGGTGGCCGCCTTATCCGCCACCCTGACCCAGGCCAGCGCCGCCCTGACGGGAAAACACGGCGTGGCCGGCGTCCTCTCCGCGGCCTTGACCCAGGTCTCGGCGGCCCTGAGCGGCTCTTCGCTGGTGGCTGTCCTCTCGGGCGCCGTCGCCCAGGCCTCGGCCGCGCTCAGCAGCACCATCGTCGATTTCGCCGGTTCCCTGGCGGCAACCCTGACCCAGGCCTCAGCCTCCCTGAGTGGCTCTTCGCTGGTGGGCGCCTTATCTGCCACGCTGGCCCAGGCATCGGCCAGCCTTTCCGGGGGAATTGTCGATTTCGCCGGCTCCCTGGCGGCCAACCTTTCCCAGGTCACGGCTTCCATCTCGGGGGGCATCGTTAATTATGCCGGGAATCTGGCCGCCGCAATCAGCCAGGCTACAGCCTCTTTAAGTGCGAATCATGGGGTCGCCGGCACCCTGGCGGCGGCGCTGACCCAGGCATCGGCCAGCCTTTCCGGGGGAATTGTCGATTTCGCCGGCTCCCTGGCGGCCAACCTCTCCCAGGTCACGGCCTCTTTAAGCGGCGCGCATGGGGTCGCGGCCCAGCTTTCCGCCGCCTTATCCCAGGTAAGCGCGGTGCTTTCAGGTTCCGTTACCTCAATCCAGGCGATAGCGGCCAGTCTGTCCGCCACCCTGGCCCAGGCCACCGCCAGCTTTGCAGGGGCGCATGGGGTCGGCGGCACTTTGGCGGCCTGGACCGGCCAGGTGATGTCCTCATTTTCCGGGAGCAGCGTCAGCGCCACCTTAAACGCCCTGACCGGCCAGGTCAGCGCCGCCTTCTCCGCCGGGCATGGGGTGGCCGCGGCCTTGACTGCAACCGTGGAGCAAATCAGCTGCCGCCTCTCCGGCAGCTTCTTCCAGCGCCTGCTCCGCTACCTTTGCGTGCTGCTGCTGGGGCCGGAAAACCGCAATCTGGCCGTGCCCCCGGAAAACCGGGACCTGGCCCCGGAGGCGGAAAACCGGGGGCTGGCAATGGCGTTGGAGAACCGGGCGCTGTCCCTGGCCGCGGAAAGCCGGGTGCTGTCCGTGCCCGCGGGAATATTTTAAATGAGACGGCGAGCCCTCATCCTGACGCTGATATTGGTTGCGGCCCTGGCGGGAGCCGCCCGGGGCGCCGACTTCACCCTGCGCTCCGACGGCTGGCACGCCCCGGACAAGCCTGCCGCCGCGGTCCTGGACTACACCGTGGACTGGAGCCTCTGGCTGGCCGGCGACACCATCAGCACCAGCGCCTGGGTCTGCGATACCGGGATCACCAGCACCCCCGTGGTCCTCGGCTCCAGCAAGACCAAGGCCTCGACCTGGCTCTCCGGGGGAGCGCCCGGGACCACTTACAACGTGACCAACACCATCATCACCACGGGCGGCCGCACCGAGGTGGTAAGCTTTAAGATCCATGTTTTTTAAGTGGTCAGTGGTCAGTGGCCAGTGGCCAGTAAAGGCAAAAGGCTTATGAAGTTCCCAGTTATCAGTTGCCAGTTGCCAGTAAAGGCAAAAGCAAAAGAAAGTTGCCAGTGAGCAGTGAGCAGTGAGCAGAACGGAAAAACCAAAATTGATCCAAAGAGAGCGCCAGGGTGGTTGGGCAGGGGCGTCGGGGAAGATGGCGCTAATGGCGTAGGCCGTGGCCCCGTGGCCTTTAGGGTAGGGGGAATCCCTCCTACGGGGCATTTTATAAACTGGCCACTGGCCACTGATCAATTGGGTTTAAAAAATGGCGGGATGCGCTGCGCTTTCCCGCCCTACGAAAATGTAAAGTGCTGAGCAGCTCGCGGAGCTCAGGAATTTTCCAAAATGTAAAAAACTGATCACTGGTCACTGATCAATTGGGTTTAAA